CCTGGTTCACCTTTGCTTATGGCAGAGGGTGAATTTAAAGATACAGACTTACCTTGATACTCTGCCATAACTTATTTCTTTTTTTTCTTAGATGAAGATTTCTTTTTCTTCATACCTTTTGGGTATCCAATACCTTTTGGCATATTTGCTCCTATATTATTTCTTTTATGATATCACAAAACCTCCCCGAAGGGAGGTTCTGTCGTACAGTTGTCCAAACTGTTATGAAAAACATGAAATCCACAAAAACATTTCTTCCTCACACTGTACACCATGTACTGTTACTTAGATGAAAAGTTTTCTTTCTTTCATATAATTGAAGCATATCCTCATATGCTGCACCTGGTACTTCCAGGCATATTTATATTACTAATTGTTGTAATTTAAGTAGGGGGAAAAAAATTTTTTTATTTACTGATAACGACTCCCTCACTTGCGTGAGGGTGGGTCGTTCAATCAGAAAGGAGGGCAAATGAATAAAGAATCATAAAACCCATAAACACTATATCACAAACTGCACAGATAGTGAAACTTGTAATTAATTAATTTATGTGATACAGTTAACAAACAATCAGAGAGTTCTTCCTGCTTTTAGAAAAGGATTCTTGTTCAATACGTGTACTACCGTGGACTAGCAGGACCATCTTAACTGGGGTTAAAGCCCATTACTTCATATATTAAAATAAGTCATAAAATGGTTTGTTATCGGTTTGGGAGGGATGACACAGGGTTAGCTGTGTTTACTATATTGATTAAATAACCTTACTTTAAAAAAAACACTTCCTTTACTAGCAGTACGGTACACCACTATATGTTGTACCACTACATCTTGTACCCTACTTAACAGCATATTCTAAGTGTATATTACATATATATAAAGCGCCGCCCACATTTAACCCCCCTATGTGAAAGCCCACAAATATTATCGTTTCCTGACATAGACATAATCCATATTGCTACACATACTATATATTGTGTGTGTATCTGTACAACATACTGTATATTGTGTACCCGTTTTGATTTAATACTAGGGATACTTAGTTAACTTATACTATTAGTTGAAGGTTGGTTGTAATCCTGTGATTAGAAGGTGTGAAGAACTGCAAGTAAAAAGAAAAAGCCACCACGAGTGGTGACCTTCTCTGATTTATTTCCGTTAGGTTGTTGTTACACTGTAATCAATCCTATTTTCATATTAAAGTTATCGTTCCTGTGTTCCTCTATTTCTTTTTGTAATTCAAGTATCTTTATTTGTTTTTCACATATCCTTATATTGTTATCAACATGTTCTATCTTCTGCATAAGATACTTAATAGTTTTGCTGTCACCCGAATGAGAAATTCTATCTAAATAAGATTTACGTTCCTCTTTGCACTTAGCTCTTAGTTGCTCATAAGTTTTAATAGCATACTTAGTATCTTTTCTTGCTTTAGCTACTCTCTTATCTCTATCGGCTACTGCTTGTTCCTGCTTGATTGTCATTAACTTACCCTTTCATTTTCAATGCCCTCTAAGTCGGCAATGTTTACTTCTTTATCGTAACAATCTAAACACAATATCCATAAAATAGAATGTGGCTTAAGTTCATACCAACTTGTAGCCATTTCTCCACAATCATTACATCTTTTCATTTGTTTAACCTTTCCTTTGTTACTACCAATATAATAGAAATAGAATTATATGCAACACTTATTTACAATTAATTAATAACCTGCTACCTTTATATACGGAAAGGAAATAATTATGGACACGTGGGAAATATATTTTTGGTTACTTGTTCCTGTATATGTTGTAGGAGCATTAACTATAAGTAACTGGTTAGCGAATCTTGTAGATTTTAGATACAGATTACTTAAAGAAAAAATAATTAGAAAAAAAGACAACATATAATTACAGATATATTAATGTTAAGTTAGAAAGGAAATGATGAAAGGAACGCATAAGGTTGGAAACACTATCAATAGCAATAGTGATGTTAAATACCATATAAACAATGTAATTCCAGTTTGGTACGCTAACTTTCATCTTCCAAGCTATCTATGTTCCACAAATGAAATGAAAGCAAATGGTTGGATAAGTTGGTAGCTTGTAGCACATAGCATTCCGAACCACGTGGTAAGACTGCTAACATAAACGGAGCAGAGGTTGTGTGTTACAAGCTATTAATATAGCAAGAGAGAACTACCTATTTAGTAAGAGCGTATTTTAAATTGCCCTTTGTTTACGTAACTGAAAGATAGGTAGTTTTTTTTGTACACATATATTTACAGTATGTTACAATACATATTGACGGAAAGGATAATATGTCAAAAGCAATAGATGATATAGACAACAACTGGTACATTGATGAACAGTTTGATGACAAGGGTTTTGAAGTTACATTTGGTAATGATACCATGTACGATAGCCCAGTTATAACTAACACGAATCTAACGTTTGGAAATTACCAAAAAGTAAACACTAAAGCAGACGTAACGTTTGTAGGCGATAGTGTTCTAGATTGTAAATACTATACAGGTACAGGTTTAGGAACAGTTGATTACGTAATACAACAATTACCTGCACACTTAAAAGATAAAGCAAAAGAACGTGTTAATAATCGTAGTGTTGACGGCTATACAATTTACGACTGCATAAGAGATGTAAAGAATATGTATGGCGACACAATTATTATTAGTGCAGGTGGTAACGACTTGTTAGCAAAACTACCAATGCTTAAAGTTAGTAAGGATATGAACGTTGTTATGAATGTAATGAACAACGAACTAAACAAACTATCACTAGCATACGAAACATTGCTACATGAGAGTAAGAAACATGGTAGGAACTTCCTATTACTTACAACTTATGACGGCAACTTAGCGTTTAATCCACAACGTTTCGCAGGTGTAGATGAAATTGCAAAATCAATTCTATCTATGTGGAACGAAAGATTATATAGATTAGCTAACGACCAACAACGCAGGAACAATGGACAGAACTTTGATGTCTTAGAACTACGTAACTTCATGGCTACTACTTGTTACTACAACGAGATAGAGCCGAACAAACGTGGAGCAAAACGTATAGCTAAGAACATTAATAAGTATCTATTTGATAATGGTGTGTGGTAATGAATGACACACCATTACTACTTGCAATACAAGAGTTAAACGTATGGTTGAGTGACCTTAAAGAGTTTAAAACAAAACTTACCGAGAAAGATGTAGATGATTTACTAGACAGGGAAATTGAAACTCTTTCAGGAGCAATAATAATATGCAGAAAGTTTACTAACCACGACAAACCAATAGAAAGGGTAAAAGAAAATGCCGAGCAACTTAGAAAAAAGAATTAAGCAGTTAGAAGAAAGGATTACATTACTTGGAGCAGTTCAAGTTGGAATAGTAAATCACTTCGCAGATAAAGATGAAGAACTACAAGCGTCAATCATGGCTTCAATTTTTTCAGTTGATGAATTGTTGAATGACTTTACTAGCTACATAAATCATGTAGGAGATGATGACACAAAAGCATTTATGATGTACATGAATGAGATTAGATTAGATATGGATAGGAGTGATACTTAATGCCTTATACATATGAAAATCCAATGTTAGTCAGGACACCTGAATGCATGATGTGTAATCATATTGGTTTAGTGAAAGTAGAAACAAAAGACTGGGTAGAATATACGCAAACGCCACGAGCAGAGCGTAGGTTTATCCAAGATATATTTTTCTATAAAGATAAAGCAGATAGAGAACAGATTATGACAGGCACACATCCAAAATGTTTTGAAGAAATGTTTAAAGAAAGTGAGGAAGAATAATGCCAGATATCACAGAAGTATTAGATGAGTATTGCGAAAGTGTTTATGGTCATACTAATTGGGGATATACAAGCACATACTCTAAAGAAAAACTAGCAGACAAATCTAAGTATGACCTTGAATTAGATAACAGTATTGTTATTTGGTACGAGGGATTTGAGGAGGAAGAATAATGGACTACAAATATTTTAGAGGACAAGCAGTACCAAGTTTTAATGGTAAGCAAAGACCATTAGTAGAGTGGTTACTTAAAACTGCAAGAGCAAGTGATGACAAAAAGATAAGCACAAGTGAGTTTGTTTATGACTTTGGAATACCAAGAATATCAGCAGTCATATTTAATTTAAGACAGGACTTGTGGGATATCAAAACAATTAAGGTTGGTAAGAAACATTACCATGAATTAGTTGATACGTATGATGAAAAGAAAGTACAATGGGAATTGTCTTTAGAAACTAACAGTAATTAAGAGAGGAACACATGACAGATAAATGGATTAACGTTGCTACTTCATTGTTAAATGAGGAAGAACGTTTGGAAGAACAGACAAAAGTCTTTAGAAGAACTAGAGCAGTAACTATGAAAGAGATGAGTAAGGAATTACCTATACAGAAGATAGCTACATTATTTAAAGTATCAAGACAAAGAGTATATAAGATATTAGAAAGCGAGGACAACAATGCCTAATTTTAACTTAGACAATTATGAAACAGTAGAAGATAGATTAAAAATATTTTGGAAAGAGAATCCAAAAGCAAGAATCCATACAGAGATAGTACACATGACTGAGGACGGAACTTGTGTAACTGTAAGAGCTGAGATATACAAAATGGAAGTAGATGCAAGACCAGTAACTACTGGTTTAGCACAAGAAACTAAAGGACAGGGTGGATTCGCTAACAAAGACGCATGGGTAGAGAATTGTGAAACAAGTGCGATAGGTAGAGCATTAGCTAATTGGAATTATCAAGGTAGCAAAGCACCTAGACCAAGCAGAGAAGAAATGTCTAAGGTTGGTAACAATGAAGATAAAGTACAAGTTACTAAGGTTGATATGCGTAAGAAAGAAAACCAAATGTCTAAGGAACAGAAAGACCTTATCAAAGAGATAGCTGATGAGGTTGTATCAACACCAAAAAATAACAAGACAGTTGCACAACAACTTAAAGTTATTATGACAGGGATAGAGAGCAATCCTGAGAAGCGTGTTGAGTATCAAAGAGAAGCATATAGTCAGTCAGTTTCCGAGCATAAACTACCTGAAGAAGTAGAGGACTGGGATAACGAACAGATGAGTACGTTCCTAGATGTATTTGAAAAGATTGCAAAAGCTACTGATACAGATACAGAATTAATAACAGAAGTGTTTGGCGAAGTGCAAGACAACACACGTAATTGCCCTGAATGTAATAGTGCAGAGTGGATAGAAGATAACCGAACTAAAAAGCAAGAGGACAAGAAGTATGCAAACATTCCTAGTTGGACTTGCAGTAATTACAAAGAGAAGAATGGTTGTGGTTGGACTGCTTGGGGAGATACTGACTGCCCTGCTGAGTGGTTATAATGTCTGATAGTGACTTAGAAAACACTAGCATTAATGTGAAAGGGTTAGTGGAAAGACTACAAAAAAGATTTCCTAACCATGACTTCACTAAAAAAGCACCACTAGATACTAAATGTAAAAGAAGTATTGATGGTCATTGCCCAATAGTAGAACATCTTACTTACGCAACAGACGTGGACGGTAATGATTTCTGTATTAAGCGTATTAAGATACGTGATGACAACAATCCATATCTACATAAAGAGATAACTTGCAATGCAGTAATACGTACAGCAGAGCAAAAAAGATTAGCAAAGAAAGGTGGTTTTTAATGGCTAATATATTTGATGAACCTAAAGAACTAAAGAAGTGGTCTATTAAATTAGCTAACGCTTGTGGTGGACAACGTGTAGAAAAAACATTAGTAATGACAAAGGTAAATCCACAAAGAATTACAGAATTAATGGACGAGTTTGTCAATGACCACAATGAAAATACAATTAAGATTGCTAAGCAAATGGAGGAAGAGTAATGGCTAATCCATTTGACAGACCTAGCATTGATATAAATTCTGATGAGTTTTTTAAAATGGTTACACAAGTAATGATAAACAAACACAATGACGAAGAAGAGGACTTTAATTTAAACGATTAGTCTATAATATTTTTAAGTTATCCCAACCTTTTTTATTTACTGTTAAGGATAGGACACCAGGATGTGACCACATACCTGTCCTAGCAGTAAAATCAATACTTTTATCTAAACTTGGTGACTGAAACCAAGTACGATTACCTTGTTGCTTACTACGAAAATGATGGTAGTGACCTGTGACTAACAACTCTACATCTTTCATTGGTAGATGTCCATACATCTGTCCTTTCCACCAATTCTCAATTTTACTTTCAGGATTAGAACCACCACCTGACATATGTCCGTGTGTCATACCAACATTTATACCTTTTATATTTAGGACTTGATGAAAACCATCAGGTATTTCTACATTTACTTTCTTATATCTTTCAGTATTAGCGTTCATTATCTCTTCGCAAATTTGTAGATGCATTGTGTCTGAGTTATCTAATCTTGTTGTAGCTACCTGACCTTTACTTGTCCTAGACATTTCTCCATGATTTCCTGGTACTCCTGCAAGTGTAAGAGAGTCAGCTAAAGGAAGGAAGGTGTCTATTGTTTTCATAATCATTGACCTTGCTAATGCGTATTGTTCAATGAGTGAGAGAGTGACATTGTGTGGTTGGCTCTCGTAAAAAAATGGTGTGCAGTTTTCCGTGAGGTCACCTAATCCTATCATATATATCTCATTGATATTGACACCAAGTTTACGTAAGTCTTTGATTCTATTTACTGCATCTTGCAACGCTATGTCATAACGTTTAATTGTATTCTCAACTCCGTAATCTTTTTTTCCGAGTTGCCAATCTGCCATGAAGAATAAAAAAGCAGTGTCACCACCGTATGTTTTAGGTTTTAATGGTGGTTTTTTCTTAGCTTGTTTAAATAATTCTTTAAAATACTTGTCATGTCCAGGACTTTTTTTCCGTACAACGCCTTTAAATGCGTAAAATGTTTCAACATCTCCACCTTTTAGCTGTGTATTCCATGATGAAGCACGAACAGAACCCTCTATCATGTATAAATTGGGGTCGAATCCCCAGTTACGTAAGATTTCATCAAACTTATTACGGTAATTAGGGTCAGTACCTACGTGTGTTATCTCTCCAACACCTGTTTGTTCGTTAACTTCAAGTCCAGGTTGCCATCCTGATTTGTAAAAGTTATTACCCCACTCTTTGGGGATAGGTTTTTTACGTGTAATACTATCTCCTGTCAATATAAGTATACAGGGTTTAGTATTCTATTGTGTTATTTAGATACTTTTTTATTTGATTTTGGACCTATTTGTTTTTTAGCAAACTCTTTAACTACTACTAATGCAGCAGCTCCACCTGATAAGGCAGCAAGTTGTACTGCATCAGCGTCAACACCAACTAATGGTGCAACAGTTAATGCAGATATGAATGCTTCAACAAAAGTCCAAACTGTTTTACTAAGAACGTCTTTATATTCTTGGCTCATTTTGTAACTCCATGCTTCATTCCATGGCGTCCACACTACATCCTTCTTGAATGTACCATCAGAATTTCTTTTTCTTTTAAATTTTTC